TTCGGCCTGATGGTGTTTATGGCAGGCGTGGGGCTCAGCGCGGGCGCCGGCATAAATAACGGCCTCGGCGCCGTCGGCGGTCAAATGCTGGCGGCGGGCCTCATCGTCAGCCTGGTGCCGGTGGTGATCTGCTTCCTGTTCGGCGCGTACGTGCTGCGCATGAACCGGGCGATGCTCTTCGGCGCCATGATGGGGGCCCGTACCTGCGCGCCGGCGATGGAAATCATCAGCGATACCGCGCGCAGCAATATTCCTGCGCTGGGATACGCGGGGACCTACGCCATCGCTAACGTGTTGTTAACCCTGGCAGGTACGCTGATTGTCATCATCTGGCCGGGGCTACAGTGAATTTTTTAAGAAAAAAAACGCGCATACGCAGAACTTTTTTTGCTGGCATCAGTCATAAGTAGTGCCACTGCTTTTCTTTGATGTCCCCATTTTGTGGAGCCCATCAACCCCGCCACTTAGGTTCAAGGTTGATGGGTTTTTTGTTGCCTGAATTTTACAGTCTTTAAAATCATTGAGTTGTAAACTCTCTTTTTAAGCCATGGCGACAAAGTGGCGACAGCCTCAAAGAGACAATGCTGCCTGGCCTGAATTTGTAGGGTGAGGTTGCTCAGGATGGGCCTCTTTAGGCGTAGAGATTGAACGCACAAAAGACTCATGCGTTACAAACGTATGGCTGCAATTGATATTCTGGCACTGGTTGTAACGTTCTTTGGTCATTGAAGAGACTTGGAAACTCTGCTGCGAGTATGGGCTGCAATTCCACACAATGGGCAAATCATCATTTTTACGCCCCCGCCATTTTTGCTGAAATCGCAATAATAATACAACGTTATTTCATTTTGTGAACTTTAAGTTCTCTTTTGAAAACCTCAGTCCATTACTAAATCATCAATTTTCACTTCCAGCTCGATGCTGGTTGTAAATCCGCTATCCGGGTTGACCATGTGCGTTAACGTTGTGATGGTCCAGCTGGCATCATCAATGGGCTGTTTAAAGCCGGTGACCTTCACGGGCATTTCCGTATAGAGATCCGCGCGGCCCTTCTGCCAGCTGCAGTGAAAATGACGCCACACCACGCTGCAGCCGCTCCCAGTTCATTTTTGCTGCGCGTTCCGCATTACTGCGGTTCGCATAGGTCCGGTTCAGAACCAGCACGTTTTCATCCGTCCCGATCAGATAATCTCCCTGCTTTGCTTCTGGCTCTTTTGGTTTTGTCGTCTTCCGGCGGCGCTTCACTTTGGTGGTTTCTTTTCTCTCCGGTTCGCGCGTATGCAGCCAGTGAGCAATTACCCCGGTGTACGCTCCCCTGTCCGCCTGGCTGAAGCGATGACTGCCACCGTCCCGGCGGGTAATAGTGATGACCGGCAGCGCTTTACCGCTGGCCGTTTTCCCCTGCCCCTGCCGGATAAACAGCAAATTACGGTCCTTCACTGAAGCAATCGCACCGTACCGCCAGCTTCATCAAAAAGCTGGCGTCGCTTTCGTTGGTCTGGTCCAGGTGATCCAAAACCTGCGCCGCTACATCTTTTCCGATGGCAGCCTTCAGGCTGTGCCGCGTGGCAATCTCCTTCACCACTTCGCCCACCGTCGTTTGATGCCAGGACTTTTCACGCCGTACATTCAGCGTTTCCCTGAAGTCTGCGCTACGGGCACGGATTGTGAGCCGGTCCGGGCTGCCGCTGTGCTCTATCTCATCAACGGTGAAATTACCTTTTGAAAACAGCGGCTCGCCTTTCCACCCCAACGCCATAGAAATCACCGCGCCGCGACGCGGCATAATCACCAGTACGTCGGCGTCGTCCAGCTCCAGATCAAGCTGGTCGGCCTCAAATCCGCGGTTGTCGGTCAACGTCATACTCAGCAGGCGCTTATCCAGCGTCTGCGTGGCATCCTTACCTGCAATCATGATGCGAAATGCCGGGGTCTTGCTGAGGTTGAGTAAATCAGTCATCTCGCTCACTGCAGCAACCCTCCCACCGTGGTCCTGATATTCCCTACCGCTGCCGCTGCGGAATCCTGCAGGCTGCTGAGCTGGTCGCTCAGGCTACCGAATATTTCGGACAGCGACTCATCAACACGCTTGAGCCCCAGCGAAAACTCTATTTTTCTCGCTTCACCGCTGGCGAAAAATTCCGTTTTCGTCTGGCTCAGATTTTCAATCACGTACATACCGTAGATGGTCCCGCCCCCCTCGATCAGCGGCCAGGCCTTCCCCTGCTCCGCCATCAGCTCCAGCGCCAGCAGCGACAACCGGCCTCTGGTCACTTCCGGCATGAGGACGCCGGATAGCGTGAGCTGATCGTTATCTGGCCCCAAAAACTGCGTGGTCGGACGGCGATTAACGCGGTTGTTGGTGACATGCCGCCAGTTCCGCTGATACTGCAGTTGCTGATAGGGCACTGTGCGCAGCTGAAACACAAACAAACCCAGAACCAGCATCATGAATAGTCCCCCTCTTGATCGCTGAAGCTACTGCGAGCCTTAGCCCTCATACGACGCTCGCGCTCATCGAGCTGTCGCGCAACCTCCTGCGCAATATCCTGCGCACTCTGCCCCGGCTGCGCCTGGATAATAATTTGTGCCTGGGTTACAAACTGGAATACCGGCAGCGTGCCAGCCGGCTTCTCTGCTGCAGGCCGATATGAGGCTGCCGGCAGGCTCATAGGATGAAGTGGGGCGGCCTCTGCAGGCATAGCTCCCCCCATCATACCGGCGACAACGGACGCCAGCGCCGCCGGTCATCCAGTCCGGCAAAGGCTTTTTCCCTGCCGTCAGGGAGTTCGTCTATAACCCCAACGTCAAAAACGCCCTGGTGTTCAAGGCATACGACATCATCAGCCACCGCCGCATTGAGTTTGACGCCGGTCATACCGACATCGCGCAGTCATTCATGGCTATCCGCCGGGCCACTACCGCCAGTGGAAACCGCCCCACCTACGAAGCCAGCCGTAGCGAAGAAGCCAGCCACGCAGATTTGGCCTGGGCAACTATGCACGCCCTATTTAACGAACCGCTGCAGGGCGAAGCCGCCAATACCAGTAACATCGTGGAGATTTTTTAATGACAGAGAATACCGCACAGGATGCAATTCCACCTGACGTACAAACCAATGATACAGCGACTACCCAGACGTTTAGCTTTGGCGATCCCATTCCTGTTCTGGACCGTCGCGAACTCCTGGATTATGTGGAATGCGTCCAGATGGATAGGTGGTATGAGCCGCCAGTGAGTTTTGACGGGCTGGCACGCACGTACCGCGCCGCCGTCCATCACAGTTCACCGATTGCCGTTAAGCGCAACATCCTGACCAGCACGTTTATCCCGCACCCGTTGCTGAGTCAGCAGGCATTCAGCCGTTTCGTGCAGGACTATCTGGTGTTTGGTAACGCCTATCTTGAAAAACGGACAAACCGACTGGGCGGTATTCTGTCGCTGGAGCCATCGCTGGCGAAATACAGCCGACGCGGGATCGACCTCGACACTCACTGGTTTGTGCAATACGGCATGACCACACAGCCGTATGAGTTCACCAAAGGCAGCATCTTTCACCTGATGGAACCGGACCTGAACCAGGTGATTTACGGCTTGCCGGAATATCTGTCCGCCATCCCCTCGGCCCTACTTAATGAGTCCGCCACGCTGTTTCATCGTAAGTATTACATTAACGGCAGGCACGCCGGATTCATCAGGTACATGACCGACGCGGCGCAGAACTAGGAGGACGTGAACAACATCCGTCATGCGATGAAAAGTGCCAAAGGACCGGGGAACTTCCGCAACCTGTTTATGTACTCCCCCAACGGGAAAAAAGACGGCATCCAGATCATCCCATTGTCAGAGGTGGCGGCAAAGGATGAGTTTCTGAATATCAAAAACGTGAGCCGGGATGACATGATGGCAGCACATCGCGTGCCGCCGCTGATGATAGGGATTATGCCGAGTAATGTTGGAGGATTTGGGGATGTGGAGAAGGCTGCAAATGTTTTTGTGCGTAATGAACTATTACCTCTTCAGAAACGACTGGAGGAATTAAATAGGTGGCTTGACGTAAATGTCATTAATTTTAGGAATTATGAATTATGACAAATAGCCGCCAAATTGGCGGCTATTGATTAGTTTTTATTCTGAATGGCATCAGAACGGAGTTTAGCACCTACTGTCGACTCAATAATATTATCTCTAATCTTCTCGAGCTTATCGCTTTTCATTACAGCAACCTCGACATGACGCGCGAATTTTTCAAACTCAGATTTAGTCTTTAGCTCACGCGACAAAAGCTCGTTACCTTGTTCTCTTGACTCGCACTGGTTAAGTAAATTAAGCAACTCGCTATAGCTAAAATCATCTACTGGACTTATCTTTGCACTAGTACCAATTCGTTTTTTAACTACCTTAAGGACAAATTGATACTCGCCTGAAATAATTTTTTCCAACTCCCCCTCATTGAGTTCAAGAACTGCATCTTGTAATTCACGAAATAGCACAGTTAAAATTTTAGCTTTACTCACTTTTACTCTCCAATCTTTTGAAGGAATTCATCAACAAAATCCTCAATCTCTCCAACAATAGAAGAGTGAGTTGAATGCGAGTAGCCAATTAATGCTACAGGAATTCCATCTCTAGGGGCATCAGAAAATATAGTTTTATTCTCCCTAAAAATAGCATCAAATACGGGGACACCCAGACGTCTTGTCTGCGCAATATATTGCCTTTGCGCAGCAATAGGTTGTTCTGAATGAATTTGAATCATAGTAAAAACCACTCCGAGGATTTCAGGAGCTACTCTTTCATAATCTTCATCTTTATCGGCATAGAAATTATAGTCTGTAACCAGAGAATCTACGCTTCTTTTTAAATAATCAATACCTAGAGTTGACAAATAATCAGGTTTTGCTGGTATTAAAATTTTATCTGATGCAATTAAAGCATTTTTTGTTACGATATTAAAGTTAGGTGGGCAATCAATTAAAACGACATCATAATTCATTTCATCAGCTAGGATTTTAAGTTCCTCTCTAAGTTTACCATGAACTTTAAGATATTTTTTTTGAGTTTGGCTAGGGCTAGCTCCTCCTAGAAGAGTCGCAAGTTCAAGATCAACATTTATCAACCCGAGGTGAGAAGAAATTAAATCTAAACATCCACCATTTCTACCAAATCTACTATTAACTGGTTCAGGTCGCACCCTTAAAGTCGAAAGAGGCATTGTTTGCTCTCCCTGACTAATACAATCAAACCAGTTTTTAATGGTCCTTTCATTTTTAAGATGGTCGTCCCAATAATCGGGAGCTAGAAACGAAAATGTCAGGCTTGCTTGAGCATCCATATCCAGAACTAAAACATTCTTTCCTCGGAATGCTAATTCAGCTGCTAAATTAGACGTAACTGTTGTTTTACCAACGCCACCTTTATAATTTATAACGGAAACTATTTGCATTATTATCATTATCCTTATGAGTTGTTAGGATTTACTGTGCTAGATTAAAATACCTCTTATTTTCATCAACTCAAGAGATTTTAACTCAACGCGTGCTCGTATCCCCGCCACGCCTGCCCGCATTGTGTAGTGGTTTTCATGCAGATGCATGACGGGCCGGAAAGCGAGCCAGTCCTGGCGGCCCCGACCCGTTGCGATCCTTTTTGGATCATGCGAATCCATGCACCATTGACATGCACTGCGTTCTCAAACCGCAGGATGCCATATGGGAGGGAGTTTCCCATGGTGCGGAATCACTAATGCGTACTCTCATCCTGCCTTACCCCATATTCAGTCAGCCTGGTAACCAGAACGCTTGTCAATAGATAACCCTGTGAGTTCACTATATCTTTCTATAGTGACGTGGGGTGTGATGAGAGTGATTGAAATGTTAGGTCTCATGATGCAACATTCCTCGTTTAGCAATGATTAATCAGGATGAATACTGATCGTTTGTATTTTGTGAACACCATAAACATGCGATCGCATCATGAAATCGCCAAAAAAAGTTCACTTGGAGTGACCATGAATTTGGAAAAAGGCGGTCGTGGGGCTATAGAGCGCATGGTTGAAGCCTATGGTTTCAAGACAAGACAGGCTTTATGTGATCATTTAGGTATATCAAAAAGTACTTTAGCAACTAGATACATGCGTGACTCTTTTCCTGCAGAGTGGGTAATACAATGTGCATTAGAAACTGAATCTGACTTAGCGTGGCTTGTTACTGGAACTGGTAGGCCGACAAGTTCACAAAAAGAGAACACCACTATTCTACCTAGATTTGACCTAGTTGAGGGAGTGCTATCTGAAAACGGTGCTGTAACATTCGATAACTCTCTTTTGCCTACAAAAGTTAGTCGGTTGTTTTATGTTCGTCACGGGCATGATAATTACGTTTGCAGTAAGGATTTTACTAACGTTCGTGATGGTATATGGCTAGTTAACATTGACAATGAAGTCTCCATTCGAGAAATAACACGCCTGCCTAAAAATAAAATTCTCGTTTCTGGGGGCAGCAAAGAATTTGACTGTATGCTGGACGATATAGAAGTAACGGCAAGTGTTGTTTTGAAAATAAAATGATTACTTATAAGGGACATAATAATGAGTCATAGACTTTCAAATATATCAATTAAAAACTTTAGATCTTGTAAAGAAATTAACTTAAATTTTTCCTTGTTCACACCTTTAATTGGATACAATAATGCGGGGAAATCCACTATTCTGAACGCTATTGAGTGGTTATTTAAGAAAAAGGTATTGTCACCAAGCGATTACTTTAATAATGATAACGAGATAGAAGTTGAGGGTAAAGTTGAAGGTATTACCGACGAGATACTGTCAGCTTTAACAGAAGAAAACAGAAATCGTATTAATCCATTTATTACAGCAGGCACATTAACATTCAAACGCACCCAGTCTGTTGGTGCATTAGCAGCAAAAGATGTGAAGCTACTAATAAAGAATCCAGATAATGGCCTATTCCGACCATCACCATCAGGGATCGATAATGCGATAAAGGCCTTATTTCCAGATCCTATACGCATCGGAGCGATGGAAAACGCAGCAGAGGATTCGTCTAAATCAAAAGCAGGAACAACAATAGGTAAATTATTATCAGAGTTGAGCGCTAAAATTCAGGAGCAACACTCAAATAGAATATTGAAGCACATAGAAGCAGTAAACAGGAGAATGACGGCCTCAGGAAATAAAAGACTATCAGACCTTGTTGATATCGATAACTCAATTAGTGATAAAGTTGCAGATTTTTTCCCTGGCATCAATCTTAAACTACATTTTGAACTTCCGAATTTTGAAGATATTTTTAAAGCTGGAACAGTAAAAGTTTACGAAGACTCTCTGCCAGATATAGCAAGAGACTGCTCATGTTACGGTCATGGAACTCAGCGCTCTATCCAGATGGCGCTTATTCGCCATTTAGCTGACATTACTACAAATGAGAACATCGGAACAACAACCTTACTATTAATTGATGAGCCAGAATTATATCTCCATCCTTTTGCAATAGAACAAATAAGAGAATCATTAAATACCTTATCCCAACATGGCTATCAAATCATTTTTTCAACTCACTCCTCACAAATGATTACTTCTGATTTGGCTAAGGATACTATTTTAATACGAAAAAACAACCAACAAGGAACACATTGTAGGTTGACAATATCTGAAGCAGTAAATCAAGTAATAGTACAACGTCCTGCGCAAGCTACACATTTATTTTCACTAACACAATCTTCAAAAATATTATTTGCTAATAACGTTGTTCTAACAGAAGGAAAAACTGAAACAACCCTATTGCCATTTATATTCAAAAAAATAAATAATAAAACAACAGGTCAAATGCAAGTGGCCCTAATAGAAACTGGTTCAGTTGATAGCATTTCGAAAACCATGCAAATACTTGCCAGTATGGACATACCGACAAAGGCAATCGTTGATCTTGATTTTGCACTCAGGGGTGCAATAAGAAATAATTTCCTACAAGGTAACGACCCCGATATTATCGGGCTTAAGGCTATTTTAGTTGATATGCAGAATGATGGGCAATGTGCATTAGATGCTTCTGGATTACCAACAAAGAATGGTGTAGTTACTGCAGCGCAAGCCTATGAACTTATGTCACAAAAAGCTAATGCGGCACCACTAATATTATCTTTGGCTAATAAATTACTAGAATCAAATATATGGATTTGGCAAAAAGGAGCAATTGAAAATCATCTGGGCCTGACAGAAAAAAGTGAATCGGCTTGGGCCGAATTCAAATCTAACGCTGAGGCACAACCTCTGTCAGACATCTGCACTGATTATGATAGTGTTGAGGACTTGGTGGCGTGGATAACACCAGTTGTTTGATTCATACTGAGAAAACATTGATTACTGTTCAAATACACAGTTAAATTAAGCCCTCAGACATGAGGGCTTTTTTATGGCAGTACGAAAACTCGACTCCGGAAAATGGATTTGCTAATGCTACCCCGCCGGACGCAGTGGGCGTCGTGTGCGTAAGCAGTTTGCCACCAAAGGAGAGGCACTGGCTTTTGAACGCCATACTATGGACGAGGCAGAGGCTAAGCCCTGGCTGGGTGAATCGGTAGACCGTCGAACTCTGAAAGACGTAATTGAACTCTGATTCAAACTGCATAGCAAATCCCTGACCGCTGGCGAGCATGTTTACGATAAGCTGGTCCTGATGGTCAATGCACTCGGAAACCCAATTGCTACTGATCTCAGCTCGAAATTGTTCGCGCATTACCGGGACAAACGCCTTACGGGTGAAATCTATTTCAGTGAGAAGTGGAGGAAAGGTGCCAGCCCGGTAACAATCAACCTCGAACAAAGCTATCTGAGTGGCGTTTTTAGCGAGCTGGCACGGCTCGGAGAATGGGCGGCACCGAACCCGCTGGAGAACATGCGTAAGTTCACGATTGCCGAAAAAGAAATGGCCTGGCTAACGCATGAGCAGATCGCTGAGCTGCTTTACGACTGCCAACGCCAAAGCACCCTGCTCGCTTTAGTCGTCAAGATCTGTTTGAGTACCGGAGCACGCTGGCGCGAAGCGGTGAACCTCACTCGCTCCCAGGTCACAAAGTACCGAATCACGTTCGTCAGGACCAAAGGCAAAAAGAACCGAAGCATTCCGATTAGCAAAGAGCTTTACGAGGAAATCATTGCCCTAGACGGCTTCAAGTTCTTTACGGATTGCTACTTCCAGTTCTTGTCCGTGATGGAAAAAACCTCCATCGTGCTTCCGCGCGGCCAGCTTACCCACGTTCTGCGCCACACGTTTGCAGAGCACTTTATGATGCCGGGAGGAAACATACTTGCCCTACAAAAGATCCTCGGTCACCACGACATAAAAATGACCATGCGTTACGCCCACCTGGCCCCTGATCATCTTGAAACAGCGCTTCGCTTTAATCCTTTAGCTACATTACCGGACAACATTCCATCGATGATTTGCCAATGACAATCTAATGCGCGTATGTATAATTCAGCCTAATCACCCTTTAAATACCTCATTTAGGCAAGAATTCTGATGTCTCAGATCGTTCTTTTTCTACTCGCTATTGTGTTAATTATTGTTATTTGGCGTCTTATCGGACAACACAAGAAAACCTTGTTTCGTATTTCCTTAATTTTACTTTCTGTAGCTGTTCTGCTCATAGGCTCAGTTGCGGGCTGGCTCCAATACAGTGCATGGAAAGATAACCAGCAGTATCAGAAAGATGTCGTGAGCTATTTTACTTCTTATGACAAATGGGCCGAAGAATCCAGAAAGGAGCATGACAACAACTATTACACGATGGATGTAATGGAAAGATATGCTGAAGACCTAGCGAATGCTCGCGGGCACTCATACTGGTATTCACAAAGGCCACTTACTTTAGGTACTGATGGCTTTCCTGTGTTTGACGATACACTGACAATGACCTTAGCTGAACCTCTGGATGGCATAACTGAAATCAAGGTCAGCTATAATCGTGGCTTGAGCGGTGGTGTCGTTAGAGACTCAATAGAGGGAGGTTATCGCGGAGGTTTTCTGGTAACCCTACTCACTTTGGATATGACCAAGCGATGGAACCCTAATAAAAGTGCTTGGATACCAACCAAAGGCTAAAGGGAATTCGTAAAGTTACAACAAACAGTGGCGACAAAATGGCGGCAGCGGTTGGCATTGCCCCGTAATCTCCACTCCTTACCACCAACCTAACTCGGTGATAATATTGCAAGTCGCTGTTTTCACTAACCCGTTTACATAAATAGTTTTTTTGTTTTCTGCGCCCCGCTCACGCTCCCGCCAGCCGGTCTACCATCAGTCGAATCGCTTCTCTCGATAGCGGCGC